AGACCTCTCACTACAAAGTTCGTTTTGAAGGAATTGAGGCACTTGGTCAGTTGTCTACTTACTTGAGACAACGTGGCGTAACAACAGACTTTATTAAAAGGGACTTAGGTGAATACTGTCGTCAGGCACAAATCCCTGGCACACAAATTGCTTCTGCACCTGCCAGAGATCAATTTCCAGGTGTAACCGAAAACTTTGCTTACAGGAGACAGTTTCAACCTGTAACAATGCGTTTTTATGTTGACTATGAATACAGAGTTCAGAAGTTTTTTGAACTTTGGCAAGAGTTTATTTTGAGTGGATCAAATACTACCGATGGTGTTGATTTTGATCAAAAGAATTACTATTATAGAGTTAAGTATCCAGATGCCTATAAGTGTGATAGACTGAGACTGATCAAATATGACAGAGATCACAAGAATGGTATTGAATATAATTTCTTAGGCGCATATCCAAAGAACGTTGCATCTACTCAGGTCTCTTATGATGCGTCTAGAGTATTAGAAGTGACTGTTACATTTGAGTATGATCGATATATCTTCGGTGCAATGGATAGTTATTCCAAGTCATTGAGACAAGCTTTCAATCAAAGAGGTGAGTTCATTACCTTCAAAAAAGATGAATAAATAAAAAAAATAAAACTTTGAGTTTGTTATGACACTGCCAAAGATTAATGCTCCTACATATGAGTTGACTTTACCCTCATCTGATAGGAAGATAAAATATAGACCTTTCTTGGTCAAGGAAGAGAAACTTCTTATCATTGCGATGGAGAGTGAAAATTTAAAAGAAATTGCCACAGCAGTTAAACAGGTAATTTCAAACTGTATCTTGACAAGAGGTATTAAAGTAGAAAAACTATCTACATTTGATATTGAGTATCTGTTTCTCAATATTCGTGGTAAGTCTGTTGGTGAATCTGTGGATGTTCTCTTGACATGTCCTGATGATAATGACACTCAGGTTCCCGTGACAATTGCTCTAAGTGATATTCAGGTTCAAAAAGATCCAGAACATAGTACCACTGTTCAATTAGATGACCAATATTTCATGAAGATGAGATATCCATCTTTGAATGAATTTGTCAAGAGTAATTTTGTCGAGGGTGATGCGGAAATCGAACAGTCTTTTGACATGATCGCTAATTGCATTGATCAAATTTATACCGAAGAAGAGTCTTGGGCTGGCACTGACCATACACACAAAGAGTTGGTAGAATTTATTGAAAACTTAGGATCTACTCAATTCCAGTCTATTGAAAAGTTTTTTACTACAATGCCAAAACTTTCTCATACTGTGAAGGTTAGAAATCCAAATACAGGTGTTGAAAGTGATGTTGTTCTTGAAGGGTTAGCAAGTTTTTTCAGCTAGGTATGGCTCATGAAAATCTTGAGTCATACTATAAAATCAACTTTGCCTTGATACAGCACCATAAATACTCTTTGACGGAGCTTGAAGATATGATCCCTTGGGAGAGGGAGATTTACATTACGTTGCTTCAACAATATCTTGAAGATGAAAAGTTAAAACAACAACAGGCTAACGGCGCAGCATAATGGCAATTACGGCAAGTTCTTTTAGACGAGGCACATCTGGTGGAGCAGCATCGTTTAAAGGAATGCGCCGTTTTTCTCCAAAAGACACTACGACTCTTTTGAAGACGGTAGATGCAATCAATAAAAACTTAGTATCAATTAATAAGTTACTGCAACAGCAGAACGCTCTCACTATCAAGAAACAGCAAACAGAACAGAGAGAAAAGAGAATACAAAGAGAGAGTGCAGTAAAAGCTAGTGCTGAAAATGCGATTGAGACCACTAAAACGGTAGGAAAAAATATTATAAGAGGATTAAAAAATACTGCCAAGAAGATTACTGGTGGACTTTTTAGTTTTCTAAAACCATTCATTAAATTCTTTACAATCACCTTTATAGGATGGTTCTCGAAGGGTGTAATGAAGTGGTTTGATCAGGATGGTGAAAAGAAGAAAAAACAATTAAAAGAGTGGGTCCCAAAAATTCTTAAGACATTGGCAATCATTGGTGGTGTCATTGCTGCTCTGCAATTTGGTCTGCCATTATTACTCACCGCATTGGGAACATTGATTGGAACTATTCCAATTGTTCTGGGTGCTCTACTTAATCCCATAACTTGGAAGGCTTTGCTTGCTGTTGGTGCAGGTGTAGGTCTTATGGAACTCTTTGAGAGAGGAATGGATGGATTAGATCCTGGTCAAAGAGCAAGAGAAAGAGTTAGAAGGATTTTGAACGAACAAGCTGCGACGGGCAGAAAATTTGGTCTTGAGTTGGTACAAGGTAACCCGAGAACGGCTACTAAGGGAGAAAAATATTATGATCAGTTCTACAAGATAGGAGATAAACTTTATAGTGCTACTGACATCAGTACATTGTTAAGTTCCGCCACCAAATTTGATGAAGAGTTTAAAACCTATAGAAAAGATAAGGATGGGAAAATTGTAGAAACTGGTGAGATGGAGCAGGTTAATAGAGAGGCAATCAAAGAACAGAAAGCACTCGCTGGTCTCACCGAAAAACAGAGAAAAGATATCACGGATCAACTAACTGGAAATAGAATTAGTGCTGCTTATAAGGAATACTATAGAGCAAAGAATGCCTTTGAAGGAAAACAAAAAGATATAGAAAGAGTCAGAGCTCAAGCAACCTTTACTTCTAGAAGAGAGGGTGGTAAAAGATTCAACACAAGAGAATCTTACATCAAATACCTAGAGAGTCAAGCATCTGCAGAGCAGAATAACATGAAGCACGCTCGGAATATTGTTTCTACAATGTTCAATCAGTTGAATCCCGAGCAGCAGGAGATGTTGAAAACTAAGCTTGGGATTACATCAGATCAGTTATTCCCAGAATCTTTAACAGAAGCTCAAACTGCGTTTGTCATAAGAAAAGGACTGAATTTTGTTGGTGATATGGTAGAGACACCATTGCAGAACGTCGTCTCAATGATGGACAATTTCAAAGCAGGTGTTACCGAACAATTTAATAATTTGGCAAACACCGTCTCTGACATTGAGTTTAATTTCAATATTAATCCTGTTGCCACTGAATCTGATGATGATATCGCAGCAGTTCCTGTTGATGGTATAGGAATTTCTCCCTTTGACACGGAAAATGCCTTCTTGCAATATGCTAAGAGCACTTATATTCTTTTAGGAGTCTTGTGATATGTTAATAGAAGCAAAAGTATTCACATCATTATCGAATAGCTTAGGTTCTGTTCGTAAAAACACAGGAGCTATCCGCAAAACTCTACTTAATAATAGAAAAACAACTGAGAAATCACAAAAACAATTAAAACTTCAAGAGGGTCTGTTAAAGGAACAGAAACGTAAGGAAGAACGTGAAGGACAACTAGAAAAGAAGCAAGGCAAAGCTGCTGGATCATTCAATTCTAAGAAATACTTTGGCAAACCAGAAAGAGCGTTAGACGGTCCTATCACTGGTGGACTTGGTGGATTCCTCAATAGAATTGTTTTATTCTTTAGTTTCACTCTTCTTGGTTGGATGCTTAAGGCACTGCCAAAGATCATAAAGGCAGTTAAGACATTCATGTCAAAAGCCAAAGAGTTCATGAAGAAGTTGGATGGATTCTTTGGTGGAGTAAAGAGTTTTGCGATTAATATCTCAAACGCAGTAGGATCACTTTTTGGTAAGATAACTCAGAACAAAGATCTTGGTGAAGGTGAAGAAACAAAAGTTCGTGACATGATCAGTGGAATGATCGAATCGATCATGAAATTTATTAAGGATCTTCCTGAAAGAGCAAAGGATATGATTATGGGTCTTATTGGTATGCATACAGATGCCAGTAAGAAGATCAAAGGTGGAATGAAAGAAGATGAAGCCATCGAGTCTACGGTAAAGGAATATGCTCAACTAAGTGGACAAGATCCTGGTGAAGGACAAACAAGTAAAGCACCTCCAGTATTGCCAGTGACACCAATGATTGGTGGAAAAGGATTCATTCAAGGTGGTTCTGGTTTTGGTAGAGAGGGTGAGTATGCTACACACTTCCACTTAAGTCCTCCAACAAATGACGCACAAGGTTATGCAAAAGCCAGGGCAGTAGCATTCAAAGCAGTTAGATTAATGCTTGAAAGAGGATCCACAGTTTATTTTGGTAACGTGAAAAAATATGCTACCAAAGCAATGTCGGACTCAGAACTGAGATCTTTAATTAATGCAGAACAAATTGCTCATACTCAACCAGGAAGAACACAAGGTGGTATTGATATTCAAGAGCAAGAACCAGGAAAACCATTAACAATTCCAGGTCAACCAGGAACTGCCAGTGTATTCCCACTTACTACTGGAGATCTTATTACTGACAAGAGCAGTAGTGGTGGTAGAATGGCAGAAATTATGGGTAGTGGTGGAGTATTAATTGCTCACGGTGCCGCTGGGTCCACTGCAAGTGATGGAGCTTTACCTGCTTCTATGCAAGTAGATAGATCATCCACAATAGAAAGAGCAGATACTTTGGCAGCCGAGTCACCTAAGAAAAAAATTACCATAGATAGAGAAATACCAATTGATGTTTCAAAAATTAGAAATAAAGAAAAGGCTGCAGCTTTTGCTGCTGCTTCTACAATTAAAATTGAAGTAGTCAGTGTTGATGGAAGCGTAACTCCAGGAGATACATTCGAATAATGGACAATCCAGTAACTAGCAGTAAAATCGAAAAGATTACAATTACACCAAGATATAAGCTTCAGAATGGTTCAAAGTCCGAGATAGTTGGAGATGTGGCAGACTTTGATCTGACACCTTTTGTTGCTGAGTTTTATTATTACGAAACTGTTTTATCACCAAATACAACTGCCACTATGGCAATTTTGAATCAATACTCCAACATTAAATTGCTGGAACAACTATACATTGCTGGTGGTGAGGTTGTCACAATCACCGTCAAGGATTTTGTTAGTGCTAATAATGATGATAAGAATGCTGGTCTTCAAAAAATCAAGATGTATGTTGAGGCACCTGATAATAGATCTTCCAGTAAAACTGCAGAGGCTTTTAGATTAAAATTAGAGAGTTCTTGGAAAGAAACTTTAGAAAATGTAAATAAAATCAAGGGTGAGAAAAAAGGTCCCGCTTCACAAATTGCAAATACAGTTTTCAAAGCAAACTTCAATAGAGATATTGAATTTATAGATCAAGCTACTAATACTCTTAGTATCAGTTTTGGTGATGAAAAGAAAGATGATACTTTCCCATCAATTATGAGAATAGCATCCGAGTCTGCATATAATAAGAGTGCTGGTTTTTTCTTCTACCAAACAAAATTTGGTCACCACTTCAAATCTATTGATAGATTAATAGAAGAAGGTATGAGTGGTAAAAATTCTGCTATTGAAAGAAAACCATATGAATATCAATATAATGGAATAAATCCAGGTATTGATAATCTTGATCTCGCATCAAGAACAGTGATTAGTATTACTAAAAAGACAAATAACTGGATCATAAAGAATCAAAATAGAAGTGATGGATCTCGTCCTGTGAATCCTATTGTGATGGACCCCATTACATATGACTGGGCTGCAACTGGACCAATAACATTTGAAACCAATTTCACCACTTTTGAAAACGGATCTGTAAAGGTTGCAGATGTTGCCGATTTTGGAAAACAAGCTTGGGGTGCTACTAAGTTAGAGAACTATGGTATGTTTTATAGACTCCCAGAGGACATTTGTCAGTCTGCAAACAACCCATTTGATTCAAAGGCAGTTGCAAAAGCAAGATATACTGGTCTGTTTGGTGAAATGATCAGTATGTCGGTTCCCTGTAATACCTCCCTAATTGCAGGTAGTTCTGTTAAACTGGATATTAAAAGAAAGGAGGAAGGAACAGAGTGTTCATTTGAAGATGGTATTATTGACTCAGACGATGCTGGGCTATATATTGTAGCCGCTGTCTGTCATGCTTTTGATATGCAGAGAGCATATTCTTCTGTACTTTTGGTAAGAGATCAAAAAAGAAAAGAGGCAAATTAATGGAAAAATCTATTGAAGATCATATCGAAAAGGATAAAGAAATCCTTCAAGATCCAACACTTTCACCACAACAACGTCGTCATACTGCAGATGAATTAGAACATCTGGAGAAATATCATGAGGCACATCCAGAGGATCATCATGATCCCAGTGCTTTTGAGATGTATTGTGATGAAAATCCAGAAGCTCTAGAGTGTAGAATCTACGAGGATTGATGAACAAGTATCCATCATATTTCTTTGGTCAGATAGTTGTTGACGAAAATCAAAACGTCAAACAAGAGGGACATGGTGTAAGATACCGTGTCCTTAGGGTTGGTATTGATGATCCTTCGCTTATCAAAGAACCTCAGAAATTGAGAATGTTTGATTGTGTTCTTCCTTTGACAGCAAGTTCTGGAGATGGTGAAAGAATGAGATCTGTAAATCTCAGTGATGGAGACATGGTATTTGGTTTACATACTGACTCTCCTGCAAATCAAACTGGAGTCATTCTTGGTGTCTTAGCTAGAACATCTCTCATTAAATACAATGACTATGTTAAGACAGAAGATCTTACGAGAGCATCTGGTGGTGATCAGGGTGGTGTGACAACACAACCCACAAAGGGAAACTTTGGTGGAAAGGGTGGAGCGTCTCAAATAGCAGAAACTCAGAGAGAAAAAAGTGCTGTGCAACAGTATAGACAAAATAATGCTAGATCTTCCGCATAAATAACGTTATGTCAACAGCATCTTTACTATATCTATGCCCAGAGGGTGAATATGATCCTGGTAAAAACCCCAGCCTTGGTAGAGACGATAATCAATCCAATGGAACTTGTGTAAAAGTTGCAGGTTGTGAAACTGATCCTGTAAGTGAGATTACCAATACTGTTAAGAACTTTCTGAAAGATGCGAAGAAAGTCCTTGCTTTTGCTGGAAACATTGGAAATGAAGTACAAGCAGCCGCAGGTATTCTGAAGGAGTTAGGAGGTCTGCTGGTCGGATCTTTGATGAATAGACTGACGGAGAAGTTAAAGGAATTAATACAACAAGGAGTTGCATCACTTTTAGCATCCACTGGTGGATTGGCACTGCCATCTATTGTTGCTCTAAAACCAGCAGTTCAGGCACTCATCAAAGGCATGGTTTGTCTGATGAATAAAATCATTAGTGGTTTGTTTGATACTGCCGTTGATCTTCTCTCCAATATGGTTGGTGAGATTCAAAACTTCGCTTCTTGTGCTGCAGAACAATTTACGGGTGCATTTATTAATCCAATCATTGATCAAATTGCTGATGGTGTAACGGCACTTCTAGGACCACTTGATAAAATCATCTCTCCTGCTTTTAAGATTGTTGATTTTCTTCTGGGTGCCGTTGATGCTATCAGTGCCATTGGTGGTTTGTTTCAATGCAATGAGTCTAAGAACTGCCCAACTGTTAAAGGATACTTTGTTGGTGGTGGATTCTGCACAGGAGAAGAAGATGAGGAAGAACCACCCGATGTTGGTAAAATCTTAGCTAAGTTGAGTATTGCGAAGGGTGCTTCAAACTTATCCAATGATTTCCAAAGACAATTTGGTCAATGGGATATCTTTGGTGATGGAACAACTCTTAATGATAGTGGCATTGTAAACGCTAATGGTAGTTGCTACACTGGCAATCCTTTAGCATGTGGAGCACCTAAGATAACCATCTTTGGTGGTGGAGGTGTAGGTGCAGCAGGTAAAGCAATTCTTGGTGGAATTGTTGATAACACTGAGGGACTAAGCGACGTAGTTAGTAAGGTTGGTAGTGTTGTTGGTGTAGATCTTCTTAGTGGAGGTTCTGGATATAAGACGGCACCGTTTGTTACTATCAGTGATAGTTGTGGATTGGGACGAGGTGCCTTTGCTAAGGCAAATATTAATGAGAAGGGTGAGGTAACATCTATTACCATGATCTCTAGTGGTATAAATTATCCAGTAGATGAAGACATCCCACTTGGTATTGTAGGTGCCGTCATTGAAAATGGTGGTTCTGGATTTGGTGATGATGATACTTTAGATGGCTTTGATCTCACCATCGAAGATGGTATAATTATAGATGCAAGGATTAATAGAGTCACTCCTGTTAATGAACTTCCTGCTCTTAATGTAAATACAAAGACTGGTAGTGGTGCAAGAATCAAACCACTTATCAATTCTCTGCCTGTAGTAGAGAAACAACTTCAAGAAGTCATCGACTGTATCGAATAATGTCAAAAGATTATAGCAAAAGAGACGTTGACGCTAGATCAAAGTCTTTCAAGATTGACGTAAACAATCCACAAGAAGGTCAGTCTGGACCCGAGATGTTTAAGATCATCGGTGAGACTCCAGATGGTAGTATTTTCACACAGAGTTTAGCTGCCAATGGTCTTCTGAGAATTACTAACGAAGGAACAACTGAGATTGTTGGTGGTTCTAAGAATGAACCCGATGGTGTTGACATTAGAATCTATGCTTCCAAAGGTAGCATCACAATTAATGCTGATAAAGGAAACTTACAACTTAAAGGAAAGAATATTTTTATTGAAACACCTGGTACTTTCAGTGTATTGGCACAGAAGATTCAACTTGGTAATGATATGACCAGATCTGTTAATGTGCAAGGATTTGATGTTCAATTAAAAGCTCAAGATACTAATATTAAAACCAAGGGTGGTATGGGTCTTTTGGATACTTTCTTAAACCTGGTTGGTCTTGGTGACTGATCTGTGCTATAATATCAGGGTAACCGAGGCAACAGCATGGATACCGAAGAGTATGTTGAAAGCGTCTTAGTTGACGTATGCTCCAAGTCTTTCAAAATGTTCAGCAACCTTGGTGAGGAGCAAAGCTTGACATGTGAAACGACCGAACAATTCATGGACGTTCTCTCTGTCGTAAAGTATGCTTTGGAAGATGACGAAGCAAACCTTTATTACTTGGACCCAGTTACTGTATGAGACCAAAGACTAGAGAAGCAATGGAGAAACTCTTCACTGCTAAGTGGAATGTTCCAAAAGCAGCAGAGCATTGTGGATTATCTTGGAAAGAAATGAAAATTACGTTCAATGAATACTGTCACTTCCACCCACCCACCTATCAATATCACGAGTAAAGAACTCGAAGAACATTTTGAGTTTATCGTTGATCTTTGCCATCGTGAAAACATTACTTTTATGTTTGAGCACAACAACAAAACAATGTGCCTTGTTCCTTATGAGGAATACTTAGATTACGGAGTGTAGCGCAGTTTGGTAGCGCATCCGCTTTGGGAGCGGGGGGTCGCAGGTTCGAATCCTGTCACTCCGATATGGGACGGTGGTGGAATTGGTAGACACACCAGACTTAAAATCTGTTGATCACTACGATCGTGAGGGTTCAAGTCCCTCTCGTCCTATTTTTGCTAAATAGCCGTGATAGTTCTATCTACGATATGAAAAAGCTAGCATTGCTTTTTGGTATGATTCTGATGGCGGCACCCGCACATGCCGATCTTACACATAAATTGAGCTCCAGTGTACAATTAACTGTCAACTCTGCTGCTACTCAAGCAACAAGAATTGGTTCTTCATATAGCGTATCTGGGAACGGTGTAGATACCACCGATGGCACGACTGCTGGCACCATCTCCACTGGTGCAATCACCAGTGGTGTTATGGCACCTGGCAATATTTCTGCCACTCAGGCTACCAATGGTGCTGCCTTTTCCTATTCTGCTTCTTATACTCAAGCAGATGCAGTTCCAACTTCTGCTCCTAGTGTAGGTGATGTTGGTAACTTTGGTTCTATGACTAGCAATGCTGCTGGTACTGCTGGAACTCTGGCAGGTACTATTACCTCTGCTGGTGCTATGACTTTGACCGCTGGTGGAGCTGGTACAAGTGCTACAGGGCAATTCGTAAGTGAGCTTCTGATCAAGTGATCCAAGGAGATCATTATGACTTCTGGAAGGACAATTTGGTATATTGCGACGAGTGTGGGAGTAATCCTGAGTACAACTGCCACTGCCCTGGCAGTCCCCGTTGTGCCAAACTTCACTCAGGGCTCGATGACGAGTCACACAGAAACGACGAGTAAAGTAACAGAAACTATTAATTCTATCGATTATAGTACTGGTTATCAGTATACTGTAACGGGAACTAATGTAACTCCATCGAGTGGTCTTTCTCCGAGTTCTACTTCCAATCAATCTACTTCATCAAACGGCGTGACTTCGACATGGACTGGATTAAATCTGCAAAGCAGACCGAGTTGGTCAATAACAACACCAGGAGCAGCGTTTCAGTTCACAGAGACGTATCAAGGACCTGGCATGAGCAATCAAACGATTATTCAAAGAACGACGGAAATACAATCCATAACGGATACAACAAGTATTTTCATGCAATAAAGAGGAAACTATGTCTACTACTTGTCCTGAGTGCGGGTGTCAGTGCCCCTGTAAATGCAGAGACTGTCGGGGGTGTAAGTGCAACGGCAAGTCCGATCGCAAATAGCTCAGGCTCAGTCACCAACCAAGCAATCCAGGTCCTTCAAGGTCCATATATTACCAACACATATGGTGATGGAATCTCGTGTCAAGGAAGCACACTAAACGTCACACCATTTGTAACTGGAAGTAGTTCTTTCCAGAAACCATTTGAACCATATTATATGGATCCAGTCTATGATATGAGCGACTTGGATGAAGATGGATTGATGGATAATCCAGGAGATATTTTATATCACGTTCCTACTAGAACCGCACAGAAAGATACTTATAATCTGTCTATTGGTGTTTCTGCTACATGGTCAAAACCATTAGACAAAGAAGCACAAGAACTCTGCCGAAAAGCAGCAACAAAACATAACGCTTTAAGAGACCAAATCCTTGCTAATCGTAGATTAGAGTTTGAACTTACGAGATTAACTAAGTGTGGTGAGTTGGCACAAAAAGGTATTGTGTTCCATCCACGGAGTCCTTTCTATAGAATATGTGCAGATGTGGTATTGAAGAATCCTCCAGGAGTTATTCCACCACATAGACACACTATTCCAGCCCCTTCAGCTTCCTCACAGCGTGTGAGCGGATCCGCTGCTGATCTCGGCGGTCCTTTACAGACTCCCGCACGACCTTCTTCTTCCGCAAAGTAGTAATCTTTTTCATAATCTTTTTGACAGTGGGTTTAACTACTTTGAGCAGAAGATCTGCAATCGGTTTAGCAAAGATAGCAGAACTTGTTGCAACAAATGCAATGGATGCAGTTGTGGTTACAAGGTCAAGAGGTGGTAAATATTTTTCGGTAAACGTTGGTTCTATACATCGTGGATCACTTGCTAATAGTTCTTTATACCACTGACATACCTGTTCCTCAGATTTATTTTCCAATTTGGGAACTGGTGGTATCTTTTGTGATGGCACCTCTGGCGGTGGTGGGGTTTCCGTTGGTGGTTGTTCTGTTTTTACAGGCTCTACAGGTGCGCTCTGAGTGATAACTAATTGCTCTGGAGTGTAATCCATTGCATCATATGTTGGTATCCCAGCGTCACAATGAGTGACGATACCGTTGGGATCATCTTCTGCTAGATTCTTATTACGTTGTCCGTCTTTGTGTGTCTCTACACATCCAGGCATTTGGATGATAGGAACACCAATTTGTTGTGTTACTCTTGGAACAGGCGGAATGATAGGAGGTGGGAGACCTATGCTCCACACCTCCACGTTTGGTATTTGCTGTTGCCTGATGTTTATCTCATTAATCGATAAATCCATTCTCTTTTAACCACTCACGAGTCATAGGAGTTGGTTCATAATCAGTCCACATTGTGCCACGAGCACAAGATTCAAGTGCTTTTTGTGTCATGCCTTCAGTGCGACCAGCCCAGGTTGCTTCTGCTTCCCAGGGTTGTGCATGAGCAGGGTAAGTTCTCTTGACTAACTCTTTCCAAATCATAGGAACATCTTCTTCGTTCCTAATAATTGCAAGCAGGTTATTCTTGATAGAACCTGCCATGCAATCTTGTGCAGCGTGCCATCCTTCATGACGCATGACTGCCATTAGAACACTCTGCCGATGCATGAATCCATCATTCAGGAAGAAGTTATTCCCTACGGTATGATAGACACCGCGGTGATCCACAGGGAAATACCTCTCTGCTCCTAAAAAAACTTTAACTCCGATCTTATCAAGGGAGCGTAGCATTGCATCAAACTCTTCACTAATAGCAGAATAATCAGAATCTGGATACTCAGACTTAATATCCTTGATGCTTTTAATTTGTCGAACATCTTTGGTGCATTCTCTAACGAGCATACAACCCATAGCATCCATGCTGTAAAATCCTTTAGTAATTTTCTCTTCAGAAGCGTTAGAAGAGAGAGCCACAACTCCTAAGGCAGCAGTGTTTACGATACTGATGCCCAGGAGTCCAAATAAAAACTTTTTCATAAACTTGGAATAGCAGATCCAGATGTACTTGGAGTATTAGGAATAGCACCACCAGTAGCACTAGGTAATGCAGGAATAGCAGCATCAAGCATACCTGGCAGTGCTTCTGTAATTGCTTCAGTTGCAGCTTCAGTAACTTGTTTCTTTGCCGAATCAATTAGTGCATCCTTTGTAAGATACACATATACCCCTCCCCCGATTATACCAGCAGTGCCTAAAAAAGACAATACTGCGAGAGCATTAATCAACTTTTGCATCTTTTTTCTCCTCTGGTTTGGATTCTTTTTCATCTTTTTTCTTAGATGCTGTCTGAACCCCAAAAGTCGCTAAAGTTCCAGTAAAAACGGAGGCAATGAAAGTGGGATCAATTTGTTTCTGTTGCAAGCCAGGAATAGTTACATAATTAAGTGTAAGAATTGCTGCTGACCAAGATAGAATAACGACACGCACCAAAGCGGACAGACCATCATCTGCCCAATCAAACCTTTCCTTTTTGGCTTTTTCATCCTTTTTAACAGGTGTCTGAGCCATGGAAATACAGTAAGGCAGCTCTATTTATTGTCTAAATAGGTCAGAACAATGTCTATGATGCAAGAAGATGCCTCTTAGTAAGTTAGATAATTTCATTAAGAACACACAAGGACGTATCCTTTATGTAAATCCTAATGATCTTGATGCTACTGACAGTATTGAAAATCAGGGTAACTCTCTGACACAACCTTTTAAGACTATTCAGAGGGCACTCCTTGAGTCTGCTAGATTTTCATATGTAAGAGGAAAGGACAACGACCTCTTTAACAGAACAACTATCCTGTTATATCCTGGTGATCATATTATTGATAATAGACCAGGATTTGCAATCAGAAATGTAGGTGGTATTGGTAAAGTAGTTAGCCCTGCTGGATCAGAAACAGACGCTACATCGACTCTCAATCTTACACTTACATCCAACTTTGATTTAACTCAAGAAGATAATATTCTTTATAAGTTTAACAGTGTCAACGGTGGTTGCATTGTACCTAGAGGTACATCCATCGTTGGTATGGATTTGAGAAAGACCAGAATCAGACCAAAATATGTTCCAAACCCAACAGATGAGAATGTAAATCAGTCTGCTATTCTGAGAATCACTGGTGGTTGCTATTTCTGGCAGTTCACCTTCCTTGATGGTCAAGATAATGAGTTGGTTTACACCGACCCTGCCACATTTGATACTACTAATAGATCACTCCCTACCTTCTCTCACCACAAACTCTCTGCCTTTGAGTTTGCTGATGGTGTAAATGATGTAACAGGATACAGTGGTTTGACTGACCTCAGCATGTATTATTACAAGCTGACTCATGCTTTCCAGGCATCATCTGGTCGTCCTGTTTCATTCCAATGGCCAAATGAGCAAGGTGATTTTGATAAGCAAAGAGCAGAATATGAAATCGTTGGTGCTCTTGGTGTAGACGCTGCCGTTGTTACATCGATGTTTGCTGGTGATGGTGCAACACCCACAGCACAAGTAACAGTAACAACACAAAACCCACACGGATTCACTACAGGAACTCCAGTCAAGATTCGTGGTGTTAATGTATCCAATTATAACATCTCTGCATTTGTCACATCTGTAATTAGTGACACTTCATTTACATATCAGTTGCCAAGTTTCCCACAGAACTTGATTGCAACTCCAGACTCTTCCAATGCTACTGTAACCATTGAGTCTGATACAGTTAGTGGTGCTTCCCCATACATCTTTAACGTATCACTCAGATCCGTTTGGGGTATGCAGGGTCTTCATGGTGATGGTGGTAAGTGTACTGGTTTCAGATCTATCGTTTTGGCACAGTTCACTGCAATCTCTCTGCAGAAAGATGATAGAGCTTTTGTAAAATATAACGAACTATCTAGATTATATGATGGTATTGTATACACTAAAGTAACTGGTGGTGATTTGTCTGGTGGATCTAGTTCTACTAACAGTGCCACTGTTTATCACTTAGACTCTGATGCTGTCTATAGAAGTGGATGGGAAACTACCCACGTTAAGTTGAGCAACGATGCTGTATTCCAGATCGTTTCGGTGTTCGCTATTGGTTTCAATAAGCACTTCGAAGCATTAAGTGGTGCTGACGCATCTATCACCAACTCCAACTCTAACTTCGGTCAGATTGCTCTGGTTGCTGATGGATTCAAGGCAGCAGCATTTAATCGTGATGATCAAGGATTCATCACCAATATCATTACTCCAAAAGAAATTAATGCAAGAGAGAAGCAAGTAAGTTGGCTTCAAATTGATGTCAACAAGACTCTAAATGCTGGCATCTCTAGTCATTTGTATCTCTCTGGTCAGTCTGACCAGGATATTCTTCCCACATATCTGACACAGGGATTTAAGATTGGTGGCAGACATGGTGAGACTTTATTCCTTCCAGGTTCAACAGGAATTGGTACTCTGACTGCTACAATTCAGATGCCTACTAATTCTGTGGGTGTAGGAGCAACTGTCGCTTATGGATCTAAGTCTGGTATTAAAGAAGCAGATGTTACTTCTGGACCAACTGATAATGAACTGACAATCGCAAGTGATATTGGTTTAGTAACTGGTGAATCTATCAGAATCATTAGTCAAACTGGTGACCTTCCAGAAGGAATAGAACCACATAGAACATACTATGCCATCAGAGTTTCTGCTACTGAGATTAAAGTTGCTTCTTCTTTCTCTGATGCTCTGAATGATAATGAAATCACCATTTATGGTGGAGCAGCTTTGGTTATTCGCAGTAGAGTGAGTGACAAAATTGCTGGTGATATTGGTCACCCAATTCAATACGATACTGAATCAAACAACTGGTTTGTTCACGTCAATACCAACAATGATATCTATGTTGGTCTTTCTACATTTACTGATGCTATAACTCCTAGATCATATGTCAAGAGACGTGATGACACTAGAGGTCTTGACTCTAAGATTTATCGTGTCAACTATGTAATTCCTAAGGAATCTCAGGACTCTAGAGATCCTAGACAGGGATATGTTCTCCAACTCTCCTCTCAGACTGGATTTGCTCAGACAGATTACGCTACTGCCACATCATTGCAGAGAGCAGATGTTCTCTATGATAGAAATCACAGTTTCATTTCTACATGCTCTGCATCTGGTAGCACAGTAACAATCAGAACGGATCTTCCTCATGGACTAGATGTTGGTGATAAGGTTATCCTCACTAATATTAAGAGTGATACAAACACTGTCGGTGCTGCTAACAGTGGATACAATGGTAAGTTTGCCGTTGCTGGTATCAGTGATGACATGACATTTACCACTGATGTTACTGACACTGATGGTGTTGTTCATAACCCTGGCACATTTACTGATACAACTGGTGATCGTAACCTCTCTCTTCCAAGATTTGAGAGAAATGATTTGCAGTCCAACTTCTTCATCTATAGAAGTACAGTTGTTTCGACTTATGAAAGGGACAAATCTGATGGACAATATCTGCTTGAACTCTTAGATGCTGATTATGCACCTGAAGTTGAATTCACTGCACAAAAGTATAAACCAAATGTTGAGGATTACTATCCTCAGTTTGATAGAGATAACGCACACTCTAACCCTCCTGCTGCTACCTCTTATGCTAAGAGAGCACCAGTTGGTGAAGTTGTAACAAACGAGCAGGAGAAGAGTATTTCTAGAAACACGATTGATAGTCTCTTCAAGAAAACCAAGATTGGTAAAGAGGTTAGCACGGTTTCTTCCACTGCTGGTATTGCCACACTCACCTTTGATAGAAGGCATGGATACAATGGTGTTCTTGGTATTAACACCATTACAGATAACACTACATCCTACGCTGATGGCACATATTATAATGTAAAACTGTTTAATGGTGGCACTGCTGTATGGCAGGGTGCTACTGCTAAAGTATTGGTATCTGGTGGTGTGGTTGCTGCTGTTGATATCATCAACCCTGGTTCAGGATATACTTCTGGTATCACTACACTTGATATTGAAAGTATTGGTGGTGATGTTGGCATTGGAACAACAACACTGGCAGTTAATGATGGTGATGTAGTTCAAGTAACTGGTGTTGGATCTACCGCTAGCAAGCACTATAGAATTGCTGAGGTTAACGGTAATGTACAGATTGCTCTTGCTAAGACAGCAACTGATCCAGAGATTCTACCTAATAGTTTTGTCTACAATGTTGGTGTTGCTGTTACCATCTCTAGTTCTCAATATGATGCACCGAGTGGTATTACTACCTTTGTCTGTGCTAATCCACATGACTTGGCTGTTGGTAATAAATTCGAATTACTTAACCAAAGTGATGGTAGATTAGGTGAGTTCACTGTTCGTGAAAGAGTTGGTATTCATACCTTTAGTGCAGTTACTACGGATGAAGTAACTTCCCCATACTATGTCTACAGACATGCTTTAGAAGCTAATGACCAGGACACCTCAATCACTGAGGATAATGGTGGTAGATTCTTCGCAATCTATGCTGGTATTCATGATCAAATTGTAAATGAACTGACCAACGTTGCAACAGCGATTAAACTCCCTAATGTTAATAACTCGACGACCAGAAGATTCGCTCTTGGTGATTATGTTCAGATAGGTCGTGAGATCATGAGAGTCGTAAGTTCCTCTCTTGGTGGTGTAAGTAGTGACGAGATTACGGTTGTTCGTGCTATGTTCGGTACGAGAGCTGTTTCTCATCCAGCTGGTGCAAGAATTAGTAAAATTCAACCACTACCCGTAGAACTGAGAAGAAACTCTATTCTGAGAGCATCTGGTCATACCTTTGAATATCTTGGTTATGGTCCTGGTAACTACTCAACAGGTCTGCCACAAGTTCAGACAAGAACTCTCTCTGATCTGGAAGAATATCTATCACAGGCACAAGATAGAGGTGGTGGTATTGTTGTTTACACTGGTCTTAACAACGATGGTGACTTCTACATTGGTAACAAGAAGATTAACTCCTTCACTGGACAAGAAGAGACATTTAATGTTCCTGTTCCAACCGTAACTGGAGCGGAAGGTTCAACGACTAGTGAAAGATTTGAAGAAGTTGTTGTTACTAACAGCATTTCTGTTGAAGGTGGTGAGAACAACAACATCCTCAGCAACTTTGATGGTCCAGTAAGATTTGGTGGTGAAGTTACCAATGATGGTGATGTAACTATCAACGGCAATCTTACTCTTGCAGGAGGATTCACGGTTGACCCAACTGCAGCTTTGGGTATCACTCCAACATTTGGTAATGTTCGCATTGCTGTAGATGCATCCAATAAAGTTGATGTTGCTAGCGGTCAGTTCCTTGTTGGTGCTGGTATGGGTTCATCTGTTGGTGTTACAACAGATCTATCTGTTGATGGTGATTTATATGTAACTGGAAACATCACTGCTTTCTTCCCATCTGATAAGAATCTGAAAGATAGGATTCAACAGATTGCTAAACCAGATCAGAAGATGAAGACTCTGAGTGGTAACATGTTTGTTTGGAATGAGAAAGCAGGTAAGAATAAAGAAGGGCAGATTGATTATGGTGTAATCGCACAAGAAGTTGAGAAAGAATTCCCCGAACTTGTTGTTGAAGATAAGAATGGTGTTAAAAAGGTTCGTTATGAGGGTCTGACTCCCGTCATGATTGAAGCTATCAAAGACTTGATTGGTAGAGTGGAAGCTATTGAAATGGGAAGTCCTAATGCACCTAGGAATCCTACGCAAATGCAAATGCCACAATATCCATATCCTTATCCACCATATCCATATCCCTATCCACCACAGCAACCACCACAAGAACCACAACAATAAATAGATAAAAAGGTCTGTGTAGACGATGCCTAGTAATTTTAAGACCGTTGTTAATTTTAGAGACGGTATTCAGGTTGATACAGATGATATTGTATCGTCTAATGGTTTCGTTGGTATTGGTTCAACCCTTCCAAGAGATACATTAGATGTAAGAGGTAACACACTTATCTCTGGTAATCTTGATGTTACCTCTGTTAATATTAGCGGAGTTACTACGATTGCTGATGGGTTTACCGTTGGTCTTGGTAACTCTGTTGGTATTGGAACTTCTGTTCCTGAGGCAACATTCCAGGTCGGTGTTGGTACAACTGGTGTAACAATTAGTGCCGCTGGTAGTGTAACTGCTGTCACATACTATGGTGATGGTGGATCATTACTTAACCTCCCAACATCTCAGTGGCTTGATGTTGATGTAGGACTTGGATTTACCAGCATTTATGCACAAGGCAATGTTGGTATTGCGACGACTAATCCACTTTCAACCTTACAGATCGGAAATCGTATTAGAGTAGATGGTCCATCTGGTGTAATGACTGCTTTCACCTTTTCAGGTGATTTAGATGGAACTGCTGCCTTTGCCACTACAGCAACCAGTGCATCAGGAATACAAGACACACCTGATATTGAGGTTGGTAGTATTGTTGGAGCGTCTGCATCTATCACTGGATTTGTTACTGCTACCAGTAGTCTTTCGGTTGGTGTTGCTTTCCAAGCGGATGCTGGTGGAATTGTAACAGGAACCAAATTTATTGGTGCCCTAGATGGTTTGGCATCTCAAGCAAGAGTTGCTGCTGGAACCACAGATGATCCAGAGATGGTTGTTACCAGTATCGCATCATCTTCGTCTTCATTAAAACCATTCCAGTTGACAAGTTCTGGCATCTCAACCTTTGAGGGTGATGTTGCTATCTTAGATCAATTAGCAATTGGAGCTGCTACACCTGCAGGTGGAGTTGCTTTAGATGTTACTGGAAATGCTTCAGTTCAGGGAACTCTGACACCAACTACTCTAAATGTTGGTGGATTGCTTATTAACTCTGCGGTAATCACTTCTGGTGCTATTAACTTTACTGCAGGTGTATCCACATTCAATGATGCAAAGATTAACACCCTTGAGGCAACCTCTAATCTAAAAGTTGGTTCCTCAGATAATGCAAATCAACCTCTAGATGTTGTCGGAAATGCTGTTTTTGATGGAAGTGTTGGCATCGGAACAAGTATTCCACTTGGTAAGTTTGATTTATTAGGTGGTACAGCTTTAGTTAGACAAAATACATTTATTGGAACCAGTATCTACGATAACAGCATTGTAGATACTAACTCTATCTACAATGATACTGTATTCCCTGGTCCTGGTGCTGGTTCAGATGGATCACAAAGCGCAAATGTTGGTATTGGTACAACAGTTGCGAGAAGTGCTCTTGACATGCAATATGCAAAGAGACCTTTGATTCTTCCAGTGTTCACATCCACGGAAGAAAATGCTCTTGATTCGCAATATGAAATTGAAGGAGCGATTCTTTATAACAGCACCACAGGCAAGGTTCGATACTTTAATGGTTCTTCATGGGCTAACGTCTAAAAATGGCACTTAATATCACTCCTATCGTCAATCAACTTTTTACAGGAGTATCTACCGCTGGTGGATTCTCCTTTCGTGATATGAAGACACTGGGGTTCTTTGAACCAAACCAACCAGTTTCTTTTGGATCTTGCTTCTTAGATTATACTGTCGGTGTAGGATCTGACCCATATGATCCTATTATTGGTGTAACAACTTACAATGCTGGAATCAAATCAACAGGAACAATGGGACCTTTGGATCTCATTGGTGCTGTAAGAGAATTAAAACTAGAGATTAGTGGTTCTGGTCAAAAAGTTGACCTTGCAAACTTAGCGTTTGGATCAGAACAAACTAACAATATTCGGAAGACAGTTGCTATTACAACAAATTGTACTATCTCATCAGATGATACTAGCACTGCCGCTTTAAGTATCTCTGGTGGATATAATAATCTTAGAATCTTTGTTGATGGTCAGGTTTTAGGGTGTGGTGGAACTGGTGGTGGAGCAGGTCTGGATGGATCTCCAGATAGAACTGCAGACCCTGGCAGAGATGGTGGTGCCGCTCTAGACATTATCAATAATTTAGGTATTGCTGCTCTAATTGCTGTTAGTGAAACTGGTGCGATTAAAGCAGGTGGTGGAGGTGGTGGAGCAGGAGAAGATGGATTAAATGGTACTGGAGTTCAGTATCTGAGTGGATATAGTGTTAATCAATTTTTATGTGGTAAAGGTTGCGGCAATGCAAACTGTGGTAGATTTGGTTCGGGTTCTTTCCTTGCTCGGTGTTATACATGGGCTCCTTTTCAGGACCTTTGTGAGTGTCAAACTCCCAACTATAAAACATCTGATGGTGGTATTCGTGGACTGGGTGGTGCTGGTGGTAAAGCAACAGGTGGAGATTATCCATCAGGTTCTAGGGAGGGAAGTGAACCAAGCGAACCTGGTTTGACTGATAGTTATGGTGGTGGTCCAGGAACTCCAGGTGGAGCAGGTGGAGCGGGTGGTGATTACGGTCAAGCAGGAGAGATGGGTGAATTTGCAGCTGCAACAGGTATTGGAACGACCGCTGGCACTTATCTTTCTGGACCAATATCCTACACATTCACAACTCAAAGAGAGAATGATATTAGACAAGGTGTTGTTGAAAGTGGTATCACTGGATATACAGAAATTGGGGCTACAGTAAATTATTTTTGGGGTGGTAGTACACCTGGTTCTCTATACCAAGTTACTCAAATTAGAAAAACATCTGATAGTAGTGTAGTCTCTTCAGGAACTGGTTTTGGTTACAATGGCACTATTTTTGTTCCAACAGTATCTGTAGATCCATATGAGACTTATGAAATATATCAAATAGCAGTTAGTTATGCCGCTGGTAGTTTTGCACAAATTACTGCATTTGGTAGTGGTTCTTATGAGGGACTTGCACCTCAAGCTGGAGGTCTTGGTCCTGGTAGTGGTGGACAACCTGGTTATGCAATCACGGGTGCCTATGGTTTATCTGGATTCATAGCAGGTATTGTTACAGGTATTCTTCCAGAACCTACATTTGGATTCACAACATCGGCAAACGCAACAGTCGGATTCGCTGGCACTCAACAAGTTTGGGAGTTTACTAGTGTCGGATCGACAGAAATGTCAGTCGCTAAGACTCAACGTGTTGACCTACTTGTAGTTGGTGGTGGTAGTCAGAGTGTTGATGGTGGACGTGGTGGTGGAGGTGGACGTGTCGAATATCGTCAACTTCTTACACTAACTGGTGGAAGATATAATGTTAGCGTTGGTTCTAATAATGGTACATCTTCTATCTCTCACGTTGATGGAACTACCTTTAGTTTGAGTGCCTCTGGTGCAACATCTTCTAGTTCTCAGGGTGGTAACATCATTGTTTATGATGGTACTGGTAATGAGTCTGGAAATGAAGTAAGTAACACTGTATATCCTGCCAGGGGTCCTGGTGGTAACTCTATTCAGGTTCATGGACCTGAAGCTTATGGTGGAGGTGGTGGTGCCTCTGCTAATGGTGGAGGTGGTTCACGAAGTGGTGGTGTATGCTGGAAGGCATATCCTGGTGGTGGTGATAATGATTGCAGCACTGGTCCATATAATGCAACAGGTGGAACAGGTGGTGCTGGATTACAAATTAACGTGAGAATCAGTGGATCTAATGAATACTTTGGTTCTGGTGGAGGTGGTTCCGCTGGTGAATCTAGCAACTGTAATGGTCCTGATTGCGGTGTATCTGTCACGCAAGGTGCTATGGGTCCAGGACAATATGGAAGAGGAAGAAGACCTAGTGGACAGAATCATGGAAGTCCAGTTAACGCAACTCAAGGTATTGTCGTAATTAAGTATCTCGATAACGTTCCCTAAATATTTTTACGTCAACCTTTATTATGAACATTCAGAGAATTAAGACGTTACTTGCGGAACCAAACTGTATTATGAACATTTTTAATTTGTTTCCGACACCCGTTGGGTTTGTCGGTGGTGTGCTTACGGAAGAAGAACGTAATAAGTTAATCGAACAGGTAGAAAATTGTGATCAATTACTACCTAATCAAAGTTCAAAAGATTTAACACATACTGGTGCGGTAGACTCGCTTCAAGGTCCAGAGATTGATAACTTATGTAAGAAGTTATCTCCACACATTCGTGACTTTGGATTCCAATTAATGGGTGATGATTCCCTTAATTGGAACATCATTGGTTTGTGGGGAAATATAATGAAGAAGGGAGGATGGCAATACAAACATAATCATGGTAACTCAGTAATCTCTGGTGTTGTATATCTTCAAATGCCAGAAAATGCTCCTGCAACCACATTTTGGAGACCAGAGCGTGGTGATACTTTCTTCCTTGCACATGATGGTCCAGGTAGAACGACAGACTACAACTCAGGATATATTGATCTAAAGAATGTAAAAGCAGGTGATGTAGTTCTCTTCCCCAGTTATTTGACTCATAGTGTAGAAGAAAGTGGTGATGGAGATAGAATAACTCTCGCTTTCAATGTTGTGCCAGATCGTATCAATATCTTAGATACATATTATTTGAAACTATCCTCTTGATTATGACTGAAGAAAATCAACAATATCCATCTTTAGGTGAACAGGTTAAAAACTTTGGATCATCTTTCCACGAATTGGTATCTCGTGCGGTTCAAGGTAATAGACTATTAGCACCCAGAGAAACTCAACTTGCAAGACTTGAGATATGTAAAGCATGTGAGTTCTTTGATGCATCACAAGAGAGATGCACTAAGTGTGGTTGCTATTTGAGAGCGAAGGCAGTAATGAGTTATGAAACATGTCCCGTAGGTAAATGGGGCACAGATGATTCACTATTCAAAGAATGGTTAGCTAATGGTGCAGAGGCAACATTCAATGAGGAAACTCCTTACTACATCAAAAGATTGCCAAATGGGAAAATGGTTCCCGTTGAAGAATATGAACAAAGATTAAAGGATTACGAAGAATTTGGTGATGACTTGACAGGGGAATAATATTCCACTAGAATACCTTTGCTAAGGTTGGTCAGAGTATCTTAAGGATTACTCAGAGACCCATAAGGAACCTTTATCGGTCTACCCTGTTGACAGTCTCGGACCAACCCTGCTATAATAACCACATGATCAGGCAACTGGTCAGATGTTCATTAATCGTTGCTTAGTCAGCGATTATTATTTGGAGTATTCCCTAATGAAACGCCTTCCTTTTAATGATGACCTTCTCAAGAAATTGAAAGTGGATCGTGATGATGATCCCCTTTACAATTTTCCATTACTGCGCTCCATAGAGTTCAGTATGAAGAGCACTTTTTCACTTCTCTCCACCCTTAATGAGGCACGGGGAACCTCAAAAGAGCACGGAAATGTTGATGCTCTTACTGCATCAATGAAACGTGGTTGGGATGTTGGTGCATGGCCCTTTCCCTTTATCAATATCAATGGTTCTTGCGAACTTATTGATCGTCGTCATAGCAAGAGTGCAGCAGAATCGCTGTTAATCAAGAGGGTTCCTGCAGTAGAGTATGTTCGTGTTTCTTCTGATGAGTGGGATTGTCTTGATGACAAGTCTGTTTTAATCCTTGCTGCTATCCGTTTTAATGTGGATGGCACTACCAACGCAACGAAAGAACACTTTGTTCATGTTGTTTTGACTGTCTGTAAGATCCAGGGTTTCGATCATACTGATATCGATATTGTTCGTGGTCTCCTTGACCTTGCTGGAGTCAACGAAAGGTATAATCACGTCGGTCCTATTACCTCTATCGAGAACAAGATTCTTGGATATGATGAGGATGAAGATGGTCCAATTTCCATGACCAAGCACTGCACTGACGAAGACTTTAGCAAGTATGTTGACACATTGCCACAGTTTGGTGATAACCAAGTAGACAAGGACGGAACTCTTCTTCATGTCATGGTAACAGATCCTCGGTATAATAAGCGTTATGCTTGGGACCTTTTGCGTCACATCTGGGAAGCGGAAGCACTTGGCAAGTCTGTCCGTGTTCTCATCCGCAGCAAGTCAACTACTGCTCGTGGTGTTCGTAAGGACCGTGAAGATCTTTTCACTAAGGTAGTGGAGTATTGCAATCTTGCCTATGATAGCTATCGTCTATTTGCAGCAGATGTTATCAACTCTCAGTTGCCGTCTTTCTTTGGTGGTGGTATTGATCTTCCTCGGAAAGGTGTAGAGAATCTTCCTGGTGAAGTTTATGTCGTAGATCAACTTGATGGTGAAGAAGCACCTCAACTCGTTGATTTCTTGGATTACTACCCTCACCTGTGACAGTACGCTAAACCGTCCACCAGACCCCTCAGGATGCCCTCCTGGGGGGTTATACTGTATTCAACAAGGAAAGACACCTAATGCAACTGCGACCCCATCAGCAACGTGCTCTGGATGCCATGCTGGTGAATGATAAAGGTCAGATCATCGTCCCTACGGGTGGTGGTAAGACTATCTGCATGATTGAAGATTGCCGCATGTTGATGAACGCATTGCACGGCAAGAATCCTACCTTTATTGTTGTTGCTCCTCGCATTATGCTTGCTGAGCAACTCTCTTCTGAGTTTCTTGAGTTCATCACTGATGTAAATGTGATGCACGTTCATAGTGGTGAGACCCATCACTATTCTTCTACCAAACCCCATGAGATTCGTGGTTGGTGGGAGAAGAACAACGATGCACCACGTCTTATCTTTACCACCTACAATTCGCTGCGTCGTGTACAATCTGCAAATGTTTTTGCAGACACTATTTACTTCGACGAAGCACACAATAGTGTGAAGCGGAACTTTTTTCCTGCCGTTGAGTATTTCAGTGCTCTTGCAGATCGTTCCTTCTTCTTTACTGCAACTCCCAAACATTCTGCCACTATCACTAAACCA